ATTCTTCATCATAAATACTAATGATATTTTGTTTGAGGAAACGATATTTCATAAACATCTTATCACGGCATAATTGATAAAATGTTATAGTTACTTATTTGTCTGAACTTACATACGTCTTCCACAAGACCTTTGGCCACCACGGCGCTTGTGCTTGCGCATAGAGCGGCGCTTACGGCCACCAAACACGGACATAGGGCCTACAGAACCACCACGGCGCTTCATAGAGTGCTTGCGGGACTTGCCACCACGGCGCTTGTGCTTGCGCATAGAACGGCGCTTGCGGCCTCCAACTTGTCCAGTTCCATAACCACCTTCCTCGTGGGCAACCTTGCTCCAATCCTTTGATGCCTCTTGGTCATCCATACCAAGGGCAACGGGAAGCTTGGGACCAGCACCTTCAACAGATGCGGGGTATTCAGCTGGGCTCAGAGCAGCACCACCACGATGCATTCTACGCTTAGAGTGCATCTTACGCTTGGAATGACGACGAGAATACTTCATTATAGAGTAGCATTAGAAAAAAACATAAGATATAAGAAATCATCATTCACGATATTTGCCTTAATTTGAAATTGAAATATTATAATTCAACAGTTGTATATTCTTCTTCAACTACATCGTTCGGTGTTAGCATCCACTTCAAACTTTCGGGTTTTTCATTTTCGACTAATCTATATAAGTCCATATAGTCTAAATCTCTCGCAGTGTAGTATCTATAAAATGATCTTGCAAACTTCTTTTGTAAATCTTCTATGGCCGAATGAAATAGACGCATACCTTCACATTGTTCGTTTGTCATATTGACAATTTGTTTGTTTTCTTCATAATCAAACAAAACACCTGTTTGATACTCTGACAATTTATCAGATACTACACGGTTCATAGCATTTCCACCGAAGAACAATTTTCTATACATTGTGAGGCTACAACTATTATGTGTTGTATCATCATGTTCAATCATATAAGATGCAATACAGCCTAATTCAGTTGTAAATCCAACATTAAAGTATCCATTGATAATGAATGGTGTATGTTCCTTATTATATCCAGCATTAGCTAATAAATCAATAATAGTTCTTGTTTTCTTAATAGACTCATCTTGTTCGTCCTTTGTAGTTGATGTACAAATATAAACAACATCAGTTAATCGTGATAATGCACTAAGACTATCTACCAATGCTTCAATTGCATCTACTTCAAGGATGTCTTCGCTCCAATGAAAGTAATTTGCCTTCACTTGTCGCCCTTCAAGTAGTTTGGCAACTTCGTTCTTAGAAGTATCGTCATTCCAAACAATACATATATTATGCTCTAGTAGCATATTCACTAGTGATATGAATATAGAAATACGCTTTAAATAACTACTTCCATTAGATAGTTACACTTTATAATATTACTTTATTAATTATGAGAGCATAAATGGTCTGGTGATATTCACAAGCATGTTTGAATTTGTAAAGCAAGCTAATGGCCGAAGGCCTTTTTATAGAGGCACGTTTTTTGCAAATTTTCAGAATTTTTGAGAGAGAATTCTCTATAAGGTAAATTTGAAACACCAAAATCCTGGTTTTGAAATCACTTTTGAAAAAACGTGTTTTTTGTGCAAGGATTTTGATTCTAGATTTTATTATGGATAAGGACGTTAAGAAATGAAGTGTCAATTTTGAAAATGAGAGCATAAATCAAAAAATTGCCAAAAAAGTGCAAGGATTTTGATTCTAGATTTTATTATGGATAAGGACGTTAAGAAATGAAGAGTGAATTTTGAAAATGAGACGATGTTTTTGGATTTTTGGGGGTTTTTGTAGTTTTTCAAGATTTTGGGTCAAAATTTTTGGAAAAATGATAACAACTTTTGCGTCGTTTTTTGTCTTACTGAAATGCTCTAAAAACCGAGTTTACCATACCCCAAAAATAAGAGCATAAAATCCGAAAATCGCCCAAAAATGGTAACTTTTTTTGCGTCAAAACGCGTTTTTTGCGTTTCAGTCTCATCACTAATAATAAAATTGATAAAAACAACATCATAATGGTCACGAAAATTTTGATTCTAAAAATCCCTTAAAAAATGATAACAACTTTTGCGTCGTTTTTGCTCTTATTGAAATGCTTTAAAAATGCGATATAGAATCAAAATTTTTGTGAGCATAAAATCCAAAAAATGGCCAAAAATGGCCAAAAATGATAACAACTTTTGCGTCGTATGTCTCTTACGAGAAATGCTCTTAACTTTGTGTTCGGTGTTCCGAAAATGCCAATTATCGTCTCAAAAAACAGTTAAAATTGGGGTAATTTTGGATATTTGGCATTTCGTTTTGATGAATTAAAAGTATCTGTGAAATGGTAATAAATGGTTACGTAAATTCATATACAATGTGACGAATAATATAGATAGAAATACTAGGATATGAATGAATTAGAATTACAAAGTAGAAATGGATATTTTATATGCGACACGTGTAAATATAAAACACGACGAAGAGCAGACTTTAAGAGACATATATTATCTCCTAGACATATTGAAAGGTTAATTCCGTCAAAAAAACCGAAAGACTATTACCAATGTCAGTGTGGTAAAAGATATAAACATATGTCTGGATTGAGTCGTCATAGATTGGTTTGTGAGATCGATGAACCAGACCTATTTTGTGGAGAAGAACAGCCAATGAATACATCATTGTTATCAGATAATCGCATGAATATCAATGCTGATGAAATAGCAACATCTATAATTAGTGATTTAATAGAATACGCGATAGATGACAAGACTGGTGAACAATTACTATGTCAGATTGAGAATGACAACAAAACATTTGATAACACAAGCACAAACAAGTTGTTATACGAACTTATTAATCAACTCAAAGATCTGAAGACATTAGCACCGAACATTAACAGAATTACGAATAATAACAATATTAATATAGTAAACTTGAATGTCTTTTTAAATGAGCAATGCAAAGATGCTATTTCTATAGGAGATTTTATACATCAAATGGAATTCATGTTTGATGATTTGGATGATACATCTTGGCGTTCGAAAGTACTACTTCACAACTTAGTCTCGCTACAATTAGAAAATCGCCCTTTTCATTGTTTGGACCCAAACACGTGCCACGTAGTTTTAAAGAATGGTAGTCAATGGCAAGAAGGTGGTAAGGACGATATCGTTTGGACATTAGATAATTGCGGAAAGCAAGTCCAGCGCACATTTGGAACAAAATGGGAAAGTGAAAATCCAAACTGGATTAGTAGTGAATATAAAAATGCAAAATATATGCGCTTATGGAAGAACATTACGAGTGAGCCGACAAAAGAGCAAGTTGAAAAAGAATTACGTGTTATCTCAAAGGAGACAACATTGCCAAAAGATGCTGTAGTCAAATCTTAGTTTTTATAACCAAGAAACTAAGTAATTAACTAGTAGTATAGTGTCCATAAGAATTTCACCTATTATTATGGACTGAATATGATAATCATAGTTCAGTTGATGTATTTATATATCTAAGCTTACTGTATTCTTCTCGCTGCGCTTACGCCTTGATTTAGGCACTCGTTCAGACGCTAATTCGTTTAAGTCACTCGCGCTGATAGTGCTACCTTCTTCTCGCTTGATATTCCCTGCCGTGATATTTACTTTCTTTGTCTTCAAACCATCTAGAATTGAACTAATATCAGATGGCCCCTTCATCTCACTTCTGGTAGACTTTTCCGTAGAGTTGTTATTAGCCTGCTCTTTAGAGGCAGCAAATGTAAGGTCTGGACGATTAGGAACTGTGTTTACATTACCCCTTTCTGTAATTCCACCAGCTCTTCCAGGATGTGATGCTTTGGTTTGGATAGCTGGAGGAGGTGGTCCCATCATTGTGGGTGGAGGAGCAGACTGGTTACCACCACCCAACACACTATTCATAAAACCAGCAAATCCAGGGCTAGAATCACTTACGGAACTTACTGCTGCTTGCGAAAATTGCTTCATTACTTCTGGATGTTGTCTCATATACGAATCCATGCTTGGTAACATACTATCTGCCATTTTGTTCGTCATATGAATCATTACAGCACTTCCTGCTAACTGGAACAATAGTTTGAGCTCAGGTGCCATCTTTGCCTTGCTATGGTATTTCTCATGCAACTCTGCAAAAATATCGTCATAATCACTGATATTCTCTTCAACTTGTTCGTGCCAACCATCAAGCTTAATATCAAACGGGTCAAGCTTATTGTTCAACATTTCAATACCCATAATAGCCATTTTCAACATAGAACCTTGGAACTTCACACTATTTGCCTTTTCACGCTCAGCAATAATCATCTCATATTCACCTTTCATTTCATCCAAACTAGACTCCATCGTATATTGCTTCGTCAAACGTACATTCTTTTTAGTTTCAAGCTCTTCAAGTTTCCTTAGGTATATGAATTTTTCCCTTAATATGTCCTCTTTGCGAGTCTTCGGCATTGCATCTTCCTCAAGCACAGGCACTGAAGACATCTTCTTGAAACCATCCCAGGTATTAGCATTGGTCTCTTCTTCTACTAGTTTGATGTTGTTACCATTATTATTATCACCGGATTCTTCGCGATCATCTAACTTCAGTGTTATTGATTCTGGTTCGCTGCTCCCAAACAAGAGTGATGGACGCTTCTTTGATGGGGCATCATCATCTAGTTCATCAGCCATTTCTTTCAAGTCTGACAAATCAATATCACTAACATCATCACCACTAGATTTTCCAGATTCCTTCTCTTTACCCATTTTCGCTGTGTTCATTAATAACTCAGCACCAGTTCCAAAACTATAATTTCCAGTGCTCCCTCCACCTCCAGAGGGTAATTCTTCGAATTTGATATCATCGGATACATTTAGTTCTACTGCTTCTATGCCTGGCATTCTTTACTTATGGTTATTCAAGAACATATAATCTTAAGTAATCCGCATTATAGATTATAAATTCTTGTTTTTATGCCCTAATTGTTGTTCTATTTCTTATATGGATTCATACCATTCATGTATCCTACCTTACTTCATTTTATGTTCAATGAACCATTTTGCTTGTAAGAAAGCATCTGCTAAATCATCTTTCTTTTTGTGTTTAGAAAACATTACTTCCCATTCAGTCAGGTTATTTTCTTTCAACCAGTTTTGTGTTACTGTGATACCCATAGATTTCCTATCAGCATAGCTCGTTTTTTCACCATTTGTAGTATGGTCTTTTAGCTTATTTGA